AATCCTGCCATATTTGCTAGTAAAGCTTGTGCAGTACAAATATTACTTGTTGCTTTATCTCTTCTTATATGTTGTTCTCTAGTTTGTAATGCTAATCTTAGTGCTTTGTTACCTTGACTATCTACAGACTGTCCTACAATTCTGCCAGGAATCTTACGTTTATATTTTTCAGTGGTTGCAAAGAATGCTGCATGAGGTCCTCCAAAACCCATAGGAACTCCAAACCTTTGCATACTACCAACTGCAATATCAAATCCCATTTCTCCTACAGGTTCCATTAAGACCTGACACATAGGATCTACAACTGCAATTTTCATACACTTGTTAACATCAGCAACTCTTAATAATCCAGTTACATCTATTAACTTACCTTCTCTATTTGGCATTTGAATCAATACACCAAAGGCATCTGTAAAGAAAGACAATGGTATATTACCAGTTAAGTCAAGTTTGATTACATTAATACCTAATGGTTTCGCTCTAGTCTCTATTACTTCTAGTGTCTGTTTAAATACTCTATCATCTACTACAAAATCTTTTTTATTAGATGCACTATAGGCAAGTAACATTGCCTCTGCAGCTGCAGTTCCTTCATCTAATAAGGAAGCGTTTGATACAGGTAATCCTGTAAGTTCTGTGATGAGTGTTTGATAATTAAATAATGCTTCTAATCTTCCTTGAGATATCTCTGCCTGATATGGTGTGTAAGATGTATACCATGCTGGATTCTCAAATATATTTCTCTGTATGACTGGTGGTACAACTGTACCATAATATCCTTGACCGATTAAACTTTTTTTAACTATATTTTTTTTCGCTATTTCTTTTAATTCTTTGAGTGCTTCTTGTTCACTACATGGTTCTGGTAGATTACTATCTCCACGAAGTAAGATAGAATCTGGCACTACTTGTCTTACAAGTTCATCTAAAGTAGACAATCTTAAATCTGACAACATTTTAGCCTGTTCTTTTTCAGAAGGGCCAATATGACGCTGAATAAACTCTTTCAATTTACGAAACAGTAGTTTTCTTTTTACCTATATTATATTTACTTTCTAACGTCCAGTCTCCTTTGTCTTTATATGACAATACTTTGATTTGACTTAAAGGAGCAGAATCACTGACTTTACTAGATTCTACTATATTTACTAAACCCCAATCCTGTAATAATTGTGTTACTCTATTTCTTCTCTGTACATCATTTTCAAATAGATTTGCTTTCTTACCATCTAAGGCAAACAACTCTTTAAAATGTACGATATAGTATCTACCTTGCTTGTGTAGAATATGGCAAGATTGATATAATTTTTTTTCTTTTCTTGAGGCTACACCAATACGAGTTAGCGTTTCTCTTACCTTTAGAAAATCATCTGGTTCATTTAATGTGACTTCAACCATATGGTCAGCCGACCAATTCACTTCAAGTTCCACGCTCATCGCTTTCCTCCACGATCCATTCTTTGTTTGATATAGTCAATTTGATCATCGGTCAGAATTTTGAGAGCCACTCTTGCTTTCTCATCACTATAACCATAATATTCTTTGACCAATTCAAGGGAGTTGATTTTTTCCTTTTTTAACCAAGGAGCAAACCTTTTTTTCTGCCTCACTATATGTATAAAAAAGTCATATTGTAACTTAGGATCTAAATGAGAATTTATGTTTAATTCGTTTGCTAAAAGGATTGTGTCAATGTGTGCAGACATACATCTATTGACAATGAAAGAAGGATATTGAGCATCTGGATCTTCATCAATAATATTTTTCTTTGTATGGTTAATTGAGTTTAACCAATCCTTCAATTCATACTTCATGACCATAATCTTCTTAATTGGCGAACATCAGTTACACCATATAATGCTTTGACAGTTTCTTCTGCATCTTCTCTCAGATTAGATGGTGAGAAGAACTCTACTCTTGTTAATCTATTTGAGTTGAGTAGGATCTGTGCTGTCCATTTAGTTTCTTTCATTATTTTTCCAACAGTATTCTGGTTCTGGATTCATAGTATCATAAATGTTTGGATGATTCAATAGTGCTCTTCTGTATGCACCAAATTTAATTCCTCTACCCCAACCAAGATGTTCTCCAAACAATTCTTTCTTAGTCATAGATTTATTTTCTTTAATTAAATGAATCAATTTATCTGTAACTTCTGACTTTGTTTGATGTAATGTATCAACCAATTGGTTGATGTAGTCACTCATAAAGTCAATCTCATCTTCATATAAAAGATGGCGTTCAACATGTTCTAAAGACTCTACTGATTTTTTTGCACGATAACTTGGATCGTCTAGATATTTATCCAGAAGGGCTATAGCTTCTTTATTAGAAGTAAAGAAGTCTGCTGTTGGATTTAGTTCATGATAGTAGTCAGCATCATACATGATAAAAGGACAACCATTCATCAAACCATCTGTAGTAGAAACACTCCATCCGCCGTACTTTTGTTTGGGTGAAAACCCTACACAGCATTGACGAAGTTTTTCATAATAACCTTTTTTATTAAATTTATCTGTAATTATCCACTTCTCTCTTGGTTTTTGATCTAACAAAGGAACCCATACTTTAAAATCTTTTCTGGTTTTCCGTAACTCTTTGACTATCTCTATAAAATTTTTATAGTCTTTATATGTTTCTGGTCTATGATTGAATACAATAATTTTTTCATAAGGAACTACAGTTTTATCAATGTCTCTTTTCTTAACGCCAAGATGTTGTACTTTAATAATATCTTCTAAGTCTGATACAACAACTGGATTGAATATTTCAGCAGCTTGTTCTATTACCATTCTTTTTTGTGCTTGAGTATTTACATAACAAAGATTCATTTCTAAAATACCCAAAATGTTTTTGTTAAAACTTGAATGAGACCATGTAACAATATCATGTAAATCAAACCAATGACAATATCCAAAATAAGCTGGACTATGATGTGTAATATTACTAACTACATTTTTGATATCACTTGTATGTTCTGGAAGATGTGAAAATACTAAATCAAAATCATAGTCATGACCAATCAATTTTTTAAATGCAAATACATCAAAGTGTGATCTCATCGTTGGCGGATAAGATGGAAATTTCATGTATAGTTGTTTGACATTCGGAAAATCTAAACAATCCATATACTGAGGTAAAATCATATAAAAGAATAGATCAGATCTAATCTTGTTTAACTCAGTTATCATATTTGTAACAACTTGAATATAACTATCCTTTCTTAAATCTTTTAAAAAAGTAATATTTGGATAGATTAAGATACGAATAGTTTTTCGTAAAACTATTTTATCGTCAATAAAGCGAGTTAAGTTCATCGTATGATATCAATAGTATTCAGAGTTTGTTCGTTCCAAACTTCAAGTTCAGTTCTAAGAGTATTCTCTTTCTTTAATTTATCAAATCTTTTAGTAGCTCTTTTCTTCCACCACTGAATTAAATTTTGTAGATAAAACTTATCAAAATTAATTTCATTCTTAATTAACTTATCTGTCTTACCAAGTAATATTTCTCTGACATTACTATATCCATAATCAGACATATAAAATCTTTTTTTAGTAGTTACATCTTCACGGCTTTTGATAAACTGTTTGAACTCCTCGAATTTATCTGGATGATTTTCTTTTAGTGAGTTCTTGATGATCGAAATCATTTTTGTTTGTACTTTTAGTTTACGACTAGAAGCACCTTTATGAATTAACTGTTCTCCATCATTCTTCTCTATAAACCACTTATGTAAATCGTGATATATGTTATCAGGTAGAGTAAGAAGAAACTTTGAATCAGTATCGCCAAGATATTTGACATATGGTTTTAGTCCATCATATTGACTAGTACCTTTTATATTACCATACAAAGATGTGGTTTCAAACAAACACATTTCTGTATTGTATTTCTTATTCAACATTTCTCTGACTTCATGAGAAGCACAGACTAAAGACAACAATTTACCACCCAGATAATTATATCCAAATGGTTGTACAGGTACAATAATGAAACCCATTATAGCCCTTTTGTTGAATATGGTGAGGTCAGGCACCCCTCCAAGGTACTCGTTTCTAGGTCTTGAGTTAATTATGGGCGATCCAAGTTTAATGAATCCTACAACCTTATTAGTGGTTGTTTCTTGAACAATAATCTTTACTTCTTTACCAGGCGCATCTTCATATGTAAAAGATGCTGTCATTTCTAGAAGAGTATTGAACGTAGAATGATCAGGAGTTACAATCTTAAAGTCCATATCTTGAGGACTCATATCATAACTTTGAAAGAGATCGTCTTCCCATCTCATACCAAAAAGAGGAGTCGGAATCTTATTGATTCGCTCCATCTTTTTCATACGAAAATAATCATCAATACGTTCTACACCATCATACGCTTGATGAATTTTGTCATAAGCGTATAGTGTATCTTCTGAAGTTAAAATCATTTAAATTTGCAATCACACATAATTTCAGTAAAGCAAGCAAGTGTATTGATCTCTTGATCAACAGCAAATGCAGCCTGATACTGATATTTAGCAAGAATCAATATAGCCTGTGGAATCGACATTGGTTCTAGCGCATTATATAAGGTATCGTAGACTCTACGAATAACAATATTAACATCATTGTCAAGATTGTCAACTGTCCACTTTCTTACATCAGCAAAGTTTTTTGTTTTCAATGCTGATATTAGTCCTGTAAGATTTACTTCTGACATCATTGATAAGATGCCAGTATCTATTTTTCCACATGCAGAATATCTCTGCAATTCGTTTAACGTTCTCCGAAAGTCTGGGAAATACTTTTGTATAACTTCTGCGAGTACTTTTTGATCGCACTCGATCCCTTCTCCGCCAAGGATCTTAGAAACCTTTTTGAAGAAAGACGATGCAAGAGAAGCTCTTTCTCTTCCTTTGAAAGTAAAGTCAAAAACGGCACATCTGGAATGGAGTGGTTCGATGATTTTGTTTTTGAAGTTGCAGGTGAAGATGAACCTACAGTTGGCGTGAAACGTTTCAATATTCGCTCGTAAAAGAAGTTGGACATCGTTAGTAGTATTATCTGCTTCATCAATAATGATGACTTTTGGTTTGCCGTTAGCCTGTAACGATACAGTAGAAGCAAAGTTTTTTGCTTGGTTTCTTACAGTATCTAGGAATCTTCCTTCGTCTGAACCATTGATTACATAATAATCAACACCTAACTCATGACATAAAGCTTTTGCAATTGTTGTTTTTCCTGTACCAGCAGGCCCAGAAAGTAAAAGATTTGGAATCTCTCCTTTCTCAACAAATTCTTGAAAAGTATTCTTTATGCTGTCTGGTAAAATACAATCTTCAATTTTTTGTGGTCGATATTTTTCGACCCAAAGAAAGTTCTCACGCTTCATAAGTTGAATCAGGTTCAAGGGCGATCCAATACACTAAATCTAAACTCTTGTGTTTGAACACAGATAGATTTGGATGGGATATAGTTACATCATATACGCCTGGCAAGATCTTCAAGTTCTCAACTTTAAAATTGAAACAGAAGTTTGCAGTTGTTGTTCCTACAGAAACAGCAAAAGTATTTGAACTATCATTTTGTTTGTCTCTTGCAACAAAAAGTATTTCTCCATCTTGACTAATCAAAGATAGATCAGCAAGTTGATATACACTTGAAGCTTTGAGCAATGAGTTGAGATCAACATCAGATAGTTGGAAAGTTACATCTTCACTAGGAAGATCAATATCCCTTTCTGGAGGAGCAGTAATTACACTAGCATCAGAATAAAAATATTTGACACTAGATCTACCACTTTTAATTTTAACATGAGATTCATCAAAAAGGAAGTCTGGATCTTTGAATAAAGACACACCTGATAAAAACTCATTTAAATCATAAAGGGCAAAATCACGATCAAAAGTTTCTCCACCATTGTACTTAGCATAAATGTTTTTCATAGGAGAGATTGTCCTAAGAACATTTCCAGTTTTTACAACTAAGGAAGGACTAATGTTTGAGAAATTTTTGAGAACGTTAAAAGTTTCAGAAGATAAATTCATTTGTCATAATCAACAGAGAATGATGTTGTACCATCATTGAGAGCCTGCCCTCGGGCAGTTTTGTCATTGAAGTGAAGAAGTAAAACAGCGTAATGACATACTTTAATAATGTCCTTACGTGCTGAACCTTTTCTATCATAACGTGAAGCGTATTTCAATATGTTCGATCTACAGAACGCTTCGGCATCACCAACAGCATCAATGAGATCCAAAGT